AGCTTATATCCAATACTCAAATGAAGCTTCTGAAGAGTACATCCTTAATTGGGAAGTTGTACCTCACTCACAAAAAGTTTCTGAGTCTTGGGAAACTGAAACTCAAATCCATATCGATGGCGATAAGATCACAGCGATGAGAGTTGTGGACAACCGTGATGACGGTTGGATGAGGAAGGAAATCCTTGAGAAAACTGAGTCTTGGACAATGCTTCCTGCCAGCGATAGAGCTGATTACAAAGCTGAATTCCTTATGGATGATGGTGATTTTGCTATCGGCGATAGTGGATTAAAAGAATGGTTTTCAAACAAGGAGGCAGCGTGGCATGGCACTGAGAAATTTTGAAAACTACATAATGATTTTAACGATGATAAGACCGGGACTCGTATATCCCTCCGGTAAACCGGCCACAAGAACAGATTACGACTGTGACGTGGGAAGATTATCATCCAGAGAGGTTGATTGGAAGTCTGGAAGGCAGATGTTTATCGGCAACCTCTCGAATTTATTTGAAAATAATTGCAAAAAACAGTGTACTTTTGCAAAGAAACGTGATATAATATACATATAAATTGATAAAAAGATAGGAGTTAGTATGAAATCAATTCAAAAAGCGATAAGCCAAATCGATAACATGGCAGACCTAAATGCGGTAATCAAATCCGTAAAGCTTAAACAAAAGCAACTTAAGCTTCAAGCAAACAGAACAGCGAGAGCAACTTTTAGAGTTGGCGATACTGTTATTTGCTCTAGCAAAGCTGGTAGAGAAAAAGCTGAAATTCTAGATATCAGACGTTCATGGGCTACAATTCTCATTAACGGTACTAGATTCAATGCTCCACTTTCAATCTTGGAGGTGGCGTAATGAATATAGTTCTAAATTTCGAGCACATAGCTACTAGAATCCCACACAATATCAAATTGACGTGGAGACAAAATATCCTATTCAGACTTGGTTTCAAAGATAAAGTTATCGATGAAGCCATGGAGTTTTGGGGTATATCAGATTACGAATACTTTTACGAAGGAGAAACTTATGTCAGCTAAAAAGAAAAAAGTTGATTATACTTTCGAACAAATGATGGACTTTCTAAGAAAGGAAAGGGATAAACATTTGGAAGAAGTAAAGTTCCAAGAAGCAATTGCTAAACTTGACGCTAGGAAAGCGGAAATCAAGAAAAAGCAATCTAAGCTTACTAAGTCAGTTATGTCAGCAAAGCATCAATCACCTGGTGGTTTGGATTTACATTCTGATGAGAACAGATATTATTCAAAAGAGAATACTCAAAAATGGCTTGAGGGTACCTCTTACTACGAGAATTATCAAGCCATGAGGAATCAAGATGACTATTAAATTTGAAAACATGGATGATACTACTTACTTAGTAGGTAGTTCATTAAAAGGTTCAATCTTTGCTTCCTTTGCTGAGCTCGAAGAAATATTTGGTAAGCCAGCATTTGAAGGCAAAGGTGATAAAATAACAACCGAGTGGGTCGTTCGTTGGGAAAACGAAGAAGAAAATGCATTCGGTTATTTCTCTCTATACGATTGGAGATATGGTAGAGATTTTAACGATGATTATTCCAGAATTGAATGGAATATCGGAGGCAAATCGTTTAGCGATTGGTGTGCAGCCGATGATATCATCAAACCAAGATTGGAGGCAGCATAATGGAACAATTAGAATATATGGGTTTAATTATAGCAGCTGCAGTATTTGTTGCAGTGGTATATTTAATTGTTGATTGGTTTGTAAAAAGATGAGTATTACAAGTAAAAGATTAAACGCTCTTGAGAAAGCAAGAGATAACGCAAAGGATACTGATTTCAAATTACTTTGGGAACAGAAAAGAATTCAATTGTTGAAAAAACATATTGGTAATGTACCATACGAAGGTGACCTATTAAATGGTTGGCCATCAGACGGAGAGCCTGATTATGACTCAGTATGAAGAAAGAGTAGAGTATCAAAAAGAGCTTTTAGAAGCTGAAGATTGGGCTAAAACATTTAAGTGTTTACATCGACATAGTTTAAATTCTATGTGGTATGATACTCGACCTCAAGATACAGAGGGCGGTAAACACGTTACAGATATTCAATACAATAATGGTTTAATTAAAAGAATCCTTAGTGATGGCACCGAAGTTTTCTTTGGTGAAGAACTAAAAGGAAGAGATTTAGTTGACCAATATAGGAAACACAGATAAAAAACAGTTTACAAACACATAGAATTGTGTTATAATATATATTATTATTATGAAAGTAGGAGTAGCAAATAATATAAAATTTTCGGGGGAAAGGGTTCTAACTCCTTATCATATCAAATCCCTGACCCCCACCTATTTAGGAGAACTATGGATATACTAATTGGAATTATACTGGTAACACTATCGTTCTTATTTGCTTACGTAAGTAGCGTAATCATATCAGAAGAAAAACAAAAGGAAAGAATACCTTTATTTTGGGAGAAAGAATTTTGGCAAAAGCGAAAAGAAGACTAAAAAGTGCTGATGAAGCATTCATGGGTCCAAAGCCCACGTATATTGAAGTTGAAGGTGTATTAACTGAAATTAATAAAAAGAATACATTTAAAACTGAAAAAGAAAGAATGAATGAATGGATGCGAGCTACTCGTTGGTTCTATTATTTTGAAGTAAAGAAAGCATCAGCAGTAACAGTACAAAATTATTGTAAAAATGTTTTAAACTTTGATAAGCATCAAATTGCTAATCTAAAGAAACTTCCTGATTGGAAGTATCGTATGAAAGCATATCAAACTGTTGCTATGCTAAATTCTGGTTGGGTAGGATATCCAATGGATGAAAGATTAGAAGGGATTAATAAAATCCTATGGGATTTAGAAAAGGAAGGTTCAAAGATTATAAAGGAAGTAGATACTAAACCAAAAGCTCCTGTAATCCCACCGGCTGAAAGAACAAGAATTAAATTATTAGAAACTCTTTATGCTGACTTCGATGAGATTATAGTTGAAGGTTGGTTTGAAGAAAACTATACAGAAAAGTTTAACTTATATTCTAGATTTAAAGGTCATGGATTTAAAGGAAATGCCATTGAACCATTTCGTAGAATGATAATGCCTGAGTATGAATGTATTAAAGATGCATATGAAAAAACATGCGATCAGGCTGTAGAGGCATATTCACATATCTCAAAAGCAAACAAAAGAAAAATATTAAAACAGTTTGAAGATATGTTTAAGGATATGGAAAAACTCAAGCAAAGTTTTAGAGCTATGAGAGTTCCTCGAGCTCATAAAAGAAAGACATCAGATGAGCAAGTCAAAAATCTTCAGTATTCTACTGAATGTGAAGATTCAAAACTTGCATCGATAAACCCTGTATTAATACCGGGATCACATAAACTATGGGTATATAATACCAAACAAAGACGGCTGACCGAATACGTGACTACCGCCATAGATGGATTCCTTATTGCAGGGACTTCGATTAAAAATCATGATGAGAAGCTTAGTAAAACTGCTACGCTTCGTAAACCAGACGATATGCTTCCCATAGTACTATCTAAAACTGAAAAGCAATTAGAAAAGTTTTGGGATGATATCACAACTAAAATCAGTTCTCCTAATGGGAGAGTAAATAAAGATTGTATATTAATGAGGGTATTTGAATGAATATAAATTATGATATCAATATGAATACGTTGACGTTTGATAATAAACCAGACCCAGCGATTCAAGGTTCCGGTGTTTTTTCCGGAAAGAGAGTAGTTGTATTTGGATTACCAGGTGCATTTACTCCAACATGTTCATCTCAACAAGTACCAGGATTTGAAAAACATTATGCACAAATTCTTGCAAAAGGAATTGATGAAGTATATTGTACTTCTGTAAATGATGGATTCGTAATGAAATCTTGGTTTGCTGATCTGGGAATAGAGCATGTAAAATACTTAGCTGACGGTTCAGGACAATTCGCAAGAAGGCTTGGAATGTTAGTTTATAAAGACAACCTAGGTTTTGGTGTAAGATCTTGGAGATACGCTGCTGTTATTAACGACGGTGTTATTGAAGACTTCTTACCGGAAGATGGAATATGTGACAATTGCGAAACTGATCCATATGAAATGTCAACTCCTGAAAATCTCTTAACGGTACTATGACACCAATAGAAGTACCAATTAAAGAGAAAATCATGACTAAGAAAAGGTTTTCTACTGCTGTAGAGACCATGGTTGCAAAACACAATATGACCTATATCGATGCTGCAACATATATTGTACAAGATAGAGGTTTGGATTTTAGAAACTTGAAGAGACTTCTTACTGATAGCTTAAAACAAAAGCTTGAAGAAGAAGCATCTTCATTACATTTGATAAGAGGAAAGAAGAAGAATAAACTTCCAGTTTAATATGTTAGATTTTTTAGAAAGATTAGTATTATTTATTTTAAAAGCGGTGATATCTATTACAATCATAATTATGTTATGGGGATTCATATTAGTTATGTATGAACGTTCTCCTGATGTAACCTGTGAATTAGATTGGCCACACATGCAAAAAGATGAATGATCCTTATGAGTCATATAAGTTGTATAATGCACTCAAACTGCATTTTGAAACAGATTCATATGATGCTTTAAAATATAACTTTAAAACTTCGATTAAGCCTCAATCATTCTTTAATCGAAAAGATAAATATTTTTTTGCAAAGGTAGCAAAGACTTATGGAAAACATTTAAAGGATTTCTATATTGCTAACTTTAAAAATGATGTTAAGTATATTGGTGATATGCTTAATGAAGGTGGGGAACGTTATTATTTAGCTCATAAGAAGGTTATTGAGTCAATTCATTATAGCTTTCAAAATGATATAAATAAAATATATGAAATAAACGAAGTTGACTTTGATGGATTATTTGAATCCAATGGTCAACATCCCTTAATTATAAAACTTTGGATGCAAGAAGAAATACTATTGGAAACAATAGTTATCTTGGATTCGATAACTGGGTTCATGGATAGAGAATCTAAGAAGATAAATGAGACAATTATTTGGCCAGATATCTATCGAAAGATAACTAAATATAAACCCTTTGTAGATTTTAACATGGATAAATGCAAAAGTATTTTGCTAAAACAGTTTACAAATGCATGATTTTGTGTTATAATATACTTCTATATTATGAATAAAGTGGATAATTCAGTAATACATTGTAAATACGGAGAAAATTATGTCATTGGATAATTTAAGGAGTTCACGAGGCTCCTCAATAGATAAACTCGTAAAGGCTGCGGAAGCAGTATCCACAAAAGCCGAAACTAAATCTTATGAAGATACAAGGTTTTGGAAACCAACCAGAGATAAAGCAGGAAACGGATATGCCGTGGTTCGCTTCTTACCTGCCAGAGAAGGTGAAGATCTTCCTTGGGTAAGATATTGGGATCATGGGTTCAAAGGTCCTACTGGTCTATGGTATATAGAAAACTCTTTAACCTCAATTGATCAACCTGATCCTGTTTCAGAGGCAAACACTGTCTTATGGAACTCTGGTAGAGACGAGGATAAAGCTCTCGCAAGGGAAAGGAAAAGACGTTTACATTATATTTCTAATGTATTGGTTATTTCTGATCCTGAAAACCCGCAAAATGAAGGAAAGGTATTTCTTTATCAGTATGGTAAAAAGATCTTTGATAAAATCATGGATGTAATGCAACCACAATTTGCTGATGAGCAACCTATTAATCCTTTTGATTTCTGGGAAGGTGCGGATTTTGCAATCAAAATTCGTAAAGTAGAAGGTTGGGTTAACTACGATAAGTCAGAATTTAAAACTGCTAGTGCATTGCATGGTGGTGATGAAGATAGACTTAATGAAGTATATGGCTCAGTATATTCGCTTCAAGACTTCTTGAAACCAGAAAACTATAAAACTTATGATGAATTGAAAACCAAACTCAATAGAGTACTTGGTGTTTCAGCTGGAGAATTTGTAGAAGCTGCTCCGATGGAAAGCACTGCAGCTCCAGAGCCAGTATCAGCTGCACCCGCAGAACAACCTTCACAATCTAGTGAAGATGATACTTTAAGTTATTTTGCTAAACTAGCTCAAGAAAATTAAGCTTATTAGTTTTGAGGGAGTCAGAAATGGCTCCCTTTTTTTATGTTTCTCTTGATTGTTGTACGGCGTTCTTGCCTTTACTTGTACTATCGTGATGAACAATATTAGTAATATTACCACCCGAGTTTGTTGTACTAGTAGGAGCTATAACATTTGAAACTGAAGCTCCACCAGCACCAGCTTCAATCGCTAACATTGAATTTTCACCTGACATTGCGTTAAGTGCTCCACCAAATCCTTGTTGTAATCTTTCAAGAGCATCGGCTAATTCATCGATATCATTGGTATATTGTTTAAGACCTTTAAATTTAAAATGTTCACCATCCCACCATCCTTCACCAATCTCACCACCATGAAGAACGGCCTCCATTGTTTCAGATGCAATTGCCAATTGACCTGCAAATTCTTCTGCATTAAAATCAAATTTAATACTTTCAAAGTCTTTTAATACATCTGCAAATGTTGCAAATGATTGTACACCTGATTCTAAATCATCACTTACTTCAGCTATTTTAACTGCTTGTGCTACTGGATCTGATCCACCTGAGAAGAAGTTTAATACTGCAGCCCCTGCATCACTAAGAGCTTTTACAAATGAACCACCACCAAAGCTTGCTAAAGCATCGCCAAGGTCTCTTAATCCATCAGAAACTGAATGCATTTTATCGACATCTGCTTTATCATCTGCAATAGTTAATAATGTTTGAACATTCTTTTTAATATTATCACCAAAGGTTGGACCACCAGCCCAATTACCAAGTGCTGCTATAATTTGACTTGTTCCAAAGGCTGATAAACCGGCTGCTAATCCTGCCATGGCGCCACCAAAAGCTCCGCCTTTCTTTAAGAATTCTAAATCACCACCCTTTTCTTCAGCAATAGATAATAGTATCATTACATTATCTTTTATACCCTGAGCCCAATCATCTGTTTCCCAATTAGCTAATGCTTGGCCTAATCCAGCTATTCCAGCTCCAATTCCAAATACTGCTAAACCAGTTGCAAGACCTGTCATGGATAATAAGAAGGTTGCGCTTTCGCCTATAAAACTTCTTTCTGCATTTCCCATATCATCGCCAATAGATAATAATGTCATAACATTATATTTAACATTATCAGCAAAATCCATGTCTTGTGAGAATCTAGATATACCTTCAGCACCAGCTTGTCCAAGTTGACCAACTGCAGCTCCCATTCCAAATACCGCAAGACCGGCTGCAATACCAGACATTGACATAAAGAATACAGCAGATTCTCCAATAAAGCTTCTATCATCAGCTATTAGACCTTCTCTAATAGATAATAATGTCATTACATTTCGTTTGATTCCTTCTGCATCCAAATCACGAACTGCTTCTGCTCCAGCTAATCTACCACCAATACCAAATGCTGCTAAACCAGTACCAACACCTAGCATTACCGAATAGAATGCTCCAGTATCCTTAAAGACTTCCCAACCCGATTTATCTTCTGTTAAAACATCTTTTAGTCCAAGTAATGATACAACATTTTCTTTAATCTTTTCAGCATCTGCTTTTTCAATTGCATCTAATGCAGGACCTACATTTTTTAGAATCATACCAGCACCAACGCCGGCTAATCCAACACCAAGAATCATCATACCAACAGCCAATAATCCTCCACCACCAATTTTACCAAGGTTTTCCATTATCCCTGATTTTCCTTCAGCGGTATCGTCTTTTAACTTATTAGTACTTTCGTCAGTATTTCTTAATGCATCTCTTATATCTTCGAATATGGTTTTTCGTTCCATTTCGTTTTCTTGGTCTTGTA